CCTCGCCGCGAAGAAAACGGTTGAGGACGCAAAGAAGTGCTCGTGTCCGGGGTGTTCGCAGGGGTTGCAGCCTTTCACGGTGGAGCATTTCCGCGTGTGGGCGTTGGAGCTCGAGCTCGACAACGGCGAGCCGTGGGTGGTGGAGCAGTTCTTCCTCGATTTCCTGTCTGACTACTTCTCGGGGATCCCCGAGAACTGGTTGATCGTGCCGGAGGGGAACACGAAGACAACGTCGTTGGCGGGGTTCGCGGTGTATCTGCTCGATCATCGACATCGGCCGTGGATTCCGTGGGCTGCGTCGTCGCGTGACCAGGCGGAGATCGGCTACCGGCAGGCGGAGGGGTTCGTGTTGGCGAATCCGCGGCTGAACGGGCTGATGCGCTGCTATGGCGGCTACCGGCGGATCGAGCATCGGTTCAACAAGGGGCGCGTCCAGATTTTCGCGGCTGATGATGGGCACGCGGACGGCATCATTCCGACGGACGCGTTCCTGGACGAGTTGCATCGCCACAAGAATTTGCGTCTGTACCGCACGTGGCGGGGGAAGCTGTTGAAGCGTGGCGGCCAGATCGCAACGATCTCGACGGCCGGCGAGCCCGGCGGCGAGTTCGAGGAGACGCGGCAGAAGATCCGGCAGGAGACGCCGATTGTGGTGCGGCGCGACTGTTTCACGCGATGCCGGTCGGAGCACATCGCTTTGCATGAGTGGGCGGTGCCGGAGGGCGCCGACTTCGAGGATCTCGAGCTGGTGAAGTTGGCGAACCCGTTTTCGTCGATCACGGTGGAGCAGTTGGCGGCGAAACGGGCGACGCCGACGATGACGGTGGAGCATTGGCGCCGGTTTGTCTGTAACTTGCCGACCCGGTCGTCGTCGGCTGCGATCCAGGAGGCGGAGTGGTTCGCTGCTTTGTCGGACGAGCGGATCCCGGACGGCGAGGTGGTGTGGTTGGGTGCCGACTTCGGGTTCCGAAACGACACGACCGCGATCGTGCCTTTGTGGTGGCGCGCCGACGGGTTCCGGCTGCTTGGCGAAACGACGATCCTGGTGCCGCCGGAGAAGGCGTCGTTGGACGTGAACTTGATCAAGCGGGCGTTCCTCGAGTACGCGTCCCGCTACCGGGTCGACACGATCGTGTTGGACATCAACCGGGCCGAGGACATCGCGCAGTGGCTGTCGGACGAACTCGATGTTGTCGTTGTCGACCGTGCGCAGACGCATAAGCCGCAGGCAGAAGACTTCGAGCGGTTCATGGTGGGGTTGCGGAACGGAACGTTGAAGCACACAGGGGATCCGGGACTGAAGCGGCACGCTCTGAACGCGGTTGAGAGGCTGCTGCCTGACGGCGGCTCTCGTTTCGACCGTTCGACGCGGTCGCGTGACGGCAATCAGGAGTCGGTCGTGATCGACGCGTTGATCGCTGCGGCGATGGTTCATTCGTACGCGGTGGAGAAGTACGGGGCCCCCGACTTGGAGCCGATGTTCTCATGGGCCTGATCGAGGTGTTCCGCCGGCCGAAGGTGGAGGTCGAGAGGTCGCAGCCGGGGATCTCGTTGGAGGACTGGGCGCAGCTGGTGTCGTCGTTCGTGTACCAGGGGCAGTCGTACACGATGGCGTCCGCGACGCAGGAGGACATCGGCGCGCAGTTCTCGTCGATGGCGCGTAGCGCGTACAGGGCGAACGGGGTGGTGTTCGCGTGCATGTTGGTGCGTTCGCTGCTGTTCTCGGAGGCGCGGTTCATGTACCGGCGCGTCCGTGGCGGCCGGCCGGGCGACCTGTTCGACTTTCGCGACTCGGATTTGGCGGTGCTGCGGACGCCGTGGCCGAACGGCACGACGGGCGACCTGCTGACACGGATGATCCAGCACGTCGACCTGGCCGGGAACGCGTTCGTGGTGCGGCGCGGCCAGAAGCTCGCGGTGTTGCGCCCCGACTGGGTGTCGATCGTCGGTGGCGTCCGCGGCGTGGCCGACGCGACGGTGTGGCATCCCGACGCGGAGGTGCTCGCCTACGTGTACCAGGAGGGCGGTCGCGGATCTGGTCGCGACCCGATCCTGTTCGACGTGGCCGAGGTGGCGCACTTCGCGCCGATTCCGGATCCCGAGTCGCGGTTCCGGGGAATGTCGTGGCTGACGCCGATCGTGCGCGAGATCATGTCGGACAAAGCGATGACCGACCACAAGCTGATGTTCATGGAGAACGCGGCGACGCCGCAGATGATGGTAAAGCTCGACGTCGACGACCTGAAGAAGTTCGACGGGTTGGTGGAGCGGTTCCGGGCGCAGCACGAGGGTGTCGGGAACGCGTACAAGACGCTGTTCACCGCGGCCGGCGCTGACGCGACCGTGATCGGGTCCGACCTGCGCCAGATTGATTTCAAGACGGTGCAGGGCGCCGGCGAAACCCGCATCGCGGCTGCTGCTGGTGTGCCCCCGGTGATCGTGGGCCTGTCCGAGGGGCTGGACGCTGCGACGTACTCGAACTACGCACAGGCGCGCCGCCGCCTGTCAGACGGAACGATGCGTCCGCTGTGGCGGAACGCTGCCGCGTCGCTGGCGTCGATCGTGCAGGTGCCGTCCGACGCGGAGCTGTGGTACGACGACCGCGACATCAAGTTCCTACAGGAAGACCAGAAGGACGCGGCCGACATCCAGTCGGTGAACGCCCAGTCGATCAAGGCGCTTGTCGACGCCGGCTTCGAGTCCGACTCCGTCGTGAAAGCGGTCACCGCGAACGACCTCACTCTGTTGCAGCACACCGGCCTGTTCTCGGTGCAGCTGCAGCCACCGGGCAGCATGGATCCCGAGCCCGACCCGGTTGACCCGACGGAAGACAGCCCGTCGGACCCTGAGCCGGCGACGAACGGGGAAAACTCAACACGCGCAGTGGACGCCAAGCGGGTTGTCGCCGACCTGCTCGCGTCGTTGCCGACCACGGAGGGATAGCCCGATGGCATCCGACACACACACCTCCGAGGAGGTGGGCGTCAGCGTGCCGCCTCCTCGTGAGAACCTCGTACGGGCGCTCGCGGAGCCTCCGACGCTGTACCGCGCCGAAGGGGCAGCGATGCCGACACTGCGCGGCCACTTCGCCGTCTGGGACACCTGGACGGAGATCAACAGCGTCTACGAAGGCCGGTTCCTCGAGCGTGTCGCGCCGACCGCGATGAACAAGACGATCGCCGAGACGCGCGACCAGATGCGGGTGCTGTTCCAGCACGGCAAAGACCCGCAGATCGGCGACAAGGTGCTCGGCCCGATCTCGGAGCTGCGCGCCGACGACACCGGCGCCTACTACGAGGTGCCGCTGTTCGACACGTCGTACAACCGCGACCTGATCCCCGGACTCGAAGCCGGCGTGTACGGCGCCTCGTTCCGCTTCCAGGTGATGCAGGAAGAGTTTGTCGCGAAGCCGCGCCCGTCCGAGCACAACCCCGACGGGCTGCCGGAACGGACGATCACGGAGGCGCGCGTCCGTGAGTTTGGGCCCGTCACGTTCGGCGCCTACCCGACCGCGACCGCCGGGCTCCGGTCGATGACGGACGAGTTCGTGTTCGGCAGGTTCATCGAGGAGCCCGAGCGCCTGCGCGAGCTGATCGTGCGCCTCGGACTCGCAGAATCTTTGGAGTCGGAGCCGTCCGCGGCCACCACTCCGGAAACAGAGCCGGAGCCCCCCGGGGCCACCACTCGCTCCCCAAGCCGCGAGCTGTTCTGGTTCGCGGCCAAGCCCAACGCACGAAAGAGGAGCAGGTGATGGAGAACAAGCACACCCTCGACGAGCTTCGCGAGCATCTCGCGGAGATCAAGGAGGAGATCAGGCAGACCGACGCGGAGTACGCCAACCGCGAGTTCAGCCCCGAGGCCCGCGCGAAGTTCGACGCGCTCAAGGTCGAGCGGTCCCGCACCGAGGCCGCGATCGAGGAGCGCGAGGAGCGCGAGGCGTACCTCGCCACCCTCGCCGAGCGCGACGACAACGTCGAGTCGGAGCGCAAGTACGCGTTCCAGACGCGCAAGGCGTCCGTCGTGCCCGACGACCCGACGAACCTCGAGGAGTACCGCGTCCGCGCACGCAACATCGACGAGCTCGAGCAGGCGTACCGCGACGGAGCCCGCAAGGTGCTCGAGTCCCGGTACACGCCGAAGCTCGACGGCGTGTCGAAGGAGGAGGCGCAGAACGACATCGACCGGCTCGTCGGCATCGACCGTGAGGTCGCGCTGCGGATGATCACGACGTCGACGCCGGCGTACAAGCGCGAGTTCGGCATGTACCTGAAGACGGCCGGCGGCGTGATCGGCCCCGAGATGCAGCGTGCCGCGTCGCTCACGACCACGGCCGGCGGCTACGCCGTCCCGGTCGAGCTCGACACGACCCTGCTGATCACGAACGCTGGCGTGGTGTCGCCGATCCGGCAGATCGCGGACGTGCGCACCACGAACAGGAACACTTACGAGTTCCTGAACACCGCCGGCGTGTCCGCGTCGTTCGGTGCCGAGGCGACGGAGGCGTCGGACAACGCTCCGACTCTCGCGCAGCCGATCGCGTACCTCGAGAAGGCGCAGGCGTTCGTGCCGATGTCGATCGAGATCAGCGAGGACTGGCAGAACATCATGTCGGACCTCGCGGCGTGCTTCGCGGACGCGAAGGAGCGGCTCGAGTCGTCGAAGTACCTGACCGGTCTCGGTCACGCTTCGTCCGAGCCGCAGGGCCTGATCGCGGCCGGCGGTGCCACGTCGATCTACACGTCGGCGACGACGGCCGTGATGGCCGTGGCCGACCTGTACGGCCTCGAGCAGCAGCTCTCGCCGCGGTATCGGCGCAACGCGACGTTCGTGATGTCGAAGGCGGCTGCGAACAAGATTCGCCAGTTCGACACCGCCGGCGGAGCCAACTTGTGGGAGTACCTCGGGAACGGCACCCCGGGCCGTCTGCTCGGCTATCCGACCTACGAGTGGTCGGACATCTCGAGCGCGGTCACCACGTCGGGTTCGACGGTCGTTGTGTTCGGTGACTTCTCGTACTTCAAGATCATCGACCGCACCGGCCTCAACGTCGACTTCATCCCGCACCTGTTCGCGACGGCCAACAACCGGCCGTCCGGTCAGCGCGGGCTGTACGCGTACTGGCGCACCACGTCGCAGATCACGTCGCCGGTGACGCCGGTGTCGTACTCGGCGTTCCAGTCGCTGAAGCTGCTGTAACAGGCACCAGTTGGGGGGCGGGTGCGGCCCGGTGCCCGCCCCCCAAACAAACCGGGCAAGGAGACCATGATGGCAACCAAGACACAGCAGGCAGGCAGGGTCGTGTACGTCCCTGTCGACTCGTTCTCGTGCGAGCTCGACGGCATCCCGCGCACGTTCATCAAGGACGTGACGACGGTGCGTGAGGGGCATCCGATCTTGTCGACGCACGCGCACCTGTTCCGCGAGCAGCGCGTCGACTACGACTGGGAGCAGGCAACCGCCGCCCCCGGCGAGGTGCGTTCGTGAACATCCTCTGGTTGAGCGTGTCGCCGTTCGCCCCGACGGGGTACGGCACCCAGACGTACCAGGCGACGCAGCGGCTTAAAGCGGCCGGCCACAACGTCGCGGTGTCGGTGCAGGCCGGGCTGCAGTGGGGTTCGTTCGAGTACGACGGCGTGCTGCTGTACCCGGGCGACCACACGCGGCTGAACAAGCGGATGCTGAAATCGCATGTGGCCGACTGGGCCGACCGGTGTGGCTGCCCGCCGTCCGAGGTGCAGGTGATCTCGCTGTTCGACATCTGGCCGTGGGTTGACCCGTCGCCGCAGTTCGGCGGGATGGTCGCGGACTTCGACGGGCTCAACATCGCGGCGTGGCTTCCAGTCGACTCGTTGCCGCTGAACCCCAAGACGCATGCCGCGCTCGAGCACTTCAAAGTGCGGCCGATCGCGATGTCGCGGTTCGGCGAGGAGCAGCTCCGCGAAGCAGGCCACGACCCGCTGTACGTGCCGCACGGCATCGACACCGCCGTGTACCGGCCGGTCGAGGACAGGGCAGCGTGTAAGAAGTTCCTGGGTGCCGACGAGGACGCGTTCGTGATCGGGATGGTGGCCCACAACGAGGGGCTGATGCCGGCACGGAAAGCTTTCCCGAACGTGCTGCAGGCGTTTGCTGCGTTCCGCCGCGACCACGACGACGCCGTCCTGTATTTGCACACCGAGGTCACTGGTCGGGCGTGGGGTGGACTCGACCTGCTCGGGATGGCCCGCCACTTCGGGATCCCGCACGACGCGTTGAAGATCGTGCCGCAGATCCCGTATCTGTCTGGGGCGGTGACGCCGGAGATCATGGCGCACGTCTACTCAGGCATGGACGTGCTCGCGAACACGTCGTACGCGGAAGGGTTCGGGTTGCCGATCGTCGAGGCGCAGGC